CCGGCATTATCAATAAACACAGCGTCTTTTAAAAGGAACACAGAGCGTTTGCAGTTATCAACATGTCACAAGTTACTAGAGGGGAAGGTTTAACCAAATTCTATCTGGATAAGATAACAGACACTTTTGAGTATTTAACCACCAAAACAGTAATTGACAACACTGTGTATTCTACTATTATAGAGAAACTTCCTTGCGATCTAGCTACAAGACTGAGGTTGGTGCCAGATCATAATCTATCCGCCAGATTAGCCCACCTGTTTGCAATATATTTGGTGGTCGCTGAGGGAAGGGCAATAGCCAACATTAAAAACCCAATAATAATGTCCATAGAAGGTTCTGAACCCACTTTCCCTTTTGATTGTGACCTGATTGTGCAGGATCCTGACTCTTCAGATTATGTATTCATAGATTTTACCTCAAGCAGAGATGAAAATGTTTTATTATCCAAAAATAGAATACTACAGCAAAATATATTGGCTCAGAAATATAGCAGTGCTAGGCACCACGTAGAGATATTCTCACCTATAAGGATTCCAGTTGATATCAAGCCCATGTTTTCATCTTCAGAACCAGGCACAGTGGGGCTTAAGTTAATGGATGCAGTGGCAAGACTAGATGAGAGAACCAGGTCCAAGTACATAAGTAATTGCAGAGAAGTTTATAGAGCTGTAGTGTCTGATTTAGCATTAATGGACAATAGTAAGCCACCAGGGGATTATAAGGATCTGGAACCACCTGCTGCACTCATTGATGAGGCTGTTTTCTTGGCTGACAAGCAAGATGATCTGAGAACTTATAGCTTTCTCAAGTCCTGTGAGAGGGAGGATTCCGGCTACTTTCCATATGCCAAAGGGATTGAAGAGTTGGCTGCTAGAGCATATAAGTTCAAACCATTGGTTGCGATTGAAGCAGCAAAGACAGAAAACTCAAAGGATTTAGTTGCCACTCTCGCAGGGTTATCAGAAGACTGGTTAGCAAAAGCCCTGCATGCTGCTTCATTAACAGATAATGTAGTTGCACTAGATGAAGCAGATGGTATCAATATATTAAAAGATTTCCCGCCAAGTAGTTCTTCTGGTGTCTTAACTGAACCATCCTCGTATAAGGTAGCCATAAAGAAAAAGAAGGGTCACGTCTTTTGTATTAAGTTTTCAAAATCCCACATGGATGAAAAAATCAAACGGATCCTCACTGATGATTTCATCAAGAAGGACAAATCATTTTCAAAACCGACTGGGAAAACCAAACAAGATTTAGCAGCTCATTACATTTCCACAGCAGTAGAGAAATACAATTCTGATTTAGCTTATTTTTCAAGTGTGTCTCTCAGTGATCCTAGGGATACTGTGTGGAAAAAGATTCTGACAATAAGTGCTCTTTCCTCTAATGATATGGAAAACTTTGGTAGATCCGTAACATCACTCCTAGATGGTTATGTAGCAACAATAAGTCAGACTTACCTAGGAGCTTGCATATCACATAACTATGAGATTCACAAATCCATTCTTGCGAGCTTAAAGGTGTCCCCTGGTGATAATGAGTATTATGTGGGAGTCAATGGTGCATACTCATCAGTTACAGTGGCTAAAATGAGCTCCACACTCGATAGCTTTTCAAGATGTGCGTACTCAGTCATTTACAGCCACGAAAGATCATCTGCATCAGGACATACAAGGCTAAAAAGTACCATAGGCAGGACTGTCTCCAGAACCCATTTCTATTCAACTGACCCAAACCAATTGTCTTATAACCTCAAACTCCCATTTATTATCACATCCTTATCAACTTGGGAAATCGAAAATAATATGGAATCAGGGTCACTAGCGAATGGCATGATATCACAGATTACAGTGGACTCTGCCTTTACCGCGATGATCAACAGAGACCAGTTTGCTCAATCAGCTGAACAAGTCAGGTATTTCTACATGAGTTCCATAGGGTACGGGGGTTCTGCTTCTGACATAGTGGATAAAACAACTTTCTTAAGAACTAAGCATCACTGGGAGGTATTATACATGCTAAGGAGTTACAAAATTGCAGCAGCACTGTGCACAATATCTTCTTCAGGTAAGCTGGCCAAAATAGATAACAAGTTAACAGGGGAACTCAACATTGCTTTCCCTCACAGTAACTATCCTGTCAAGAGTTTCTCCCAGACTATCTCATCCATGTACATTTGTAATATCTACAACAAATTCAGAGCATTTCATGAAGTATCTGAGGCAATCTGTTTCAATGCAATATTGGAAGAAAAGGAAATTTATTTAGCTAGAATCAAGGAAGATAAATATGCTGTTGCTGGTCTTAGTCCTGATGCTTTTTCAAAGATCTCCACGGGTGACAGGGGTGTGATTGAGTACATAAATGACACGGAATTCATTAACAAAGAGGTCCTTTTTGCCAGGTCCCTAGCATTGGTAAAATCCAAAAGGTACACTGGTTCATCATCTTTTATGATAGGGGCAAGCAGTTACCATATGGAGGTCCCAAGCAGTACCATAGATTCAATCTACCATGAATTGAATAAGGGTCCCATTGAAGCTTGCACAATGAGAGGGAGTATGGAAGATGGGGCCTCAGTTGAAAAGGGACAGGGGATCAGAGCAGCATCCACAGTGCTAGAAGAACTCATAAGGGAAACAGGGCTAGAACCTAAAAATGTTAACAATAGCACATGGGGTTCTGTCATTCTTATGGATAAGCTTGAGGAATCTAAAGCCACATTCTCGATTTTATCTTGTGTGATACGCCAATTCAATGATGGTTCTGTAGTCTATAGGTACAGAATTGTGCAAAAAGATCAGAAGGGCCACAGGGAAATTAGTGTGCTTAACTTTCATTTTAGGATTGGTGCGTTATTTGTGGAAACAATATCCAGAGAGTTGTCCAATCTCATCCCAGAAACTGATATATGCCACAATTCCTTAAAGGATAAGATAATAGAAGATGTTATTACTGAAACGTTCAAACAAGATAAGGTAAACCCTGGGACTCACTGTTATGATAACTCTGACCAAAAGAGATGGGGACCAAATCACAATATGAATTTCTTTTCTTTTATCATGCTACCACTCCTGCAGAGGGACCCAGGGCTTTTCAGACTGGTCATCAGAGTTTTTGACTTGACAATGGACAAAAGAGCAAAGTTCCCTGAAAGCTTAATAAAACTCATTGTCAAAAAGAATATGAAAACAAGTAACTCAGAGCCAATACAAAACTTCATGAATTTTGCTAGACTAAAGATAGAAAACAAGGTATTTGAAGAGCATATGGCAATGGGTATGTGTCAGGGAATCTATCAGGATACATCATCAATGGATCATGCTATTAAGGTAAGAGCACACTCACATGCAATCAGAGAAATTTACACTCACACAACCATGAGAGAGTTGGTAACTTCAGATGATGCGGAGCAGATCATACATATACCACCAGGACACAACATTATAGAGGTTATAAAAACAGTTCACTCTCTCTCCCTCAGAATTGGAAATTTGTTTAATATAGTGAGGAGCAACCCAAAATCAGCATACAACTTAAGGATTGCAGAACTCAATTCATTTTTCTTTAAGAAAGGCAAACTAGCAA